ACCATGCGGCACCTGATACGATACCGTCATGAAATACCCAGACTGTATAGCCACCGTCCGACGTCCCTTGTAGCTCGACCTTGGTTACATTCTCATATGTGCTATGTGCATATTTAATCATTTTATTCGCTCCATTGTTTGGTTAACTGTTTCGACCTTCATGGTCTCGTCAGCGACGGAAAGACCGCCGGACAGTCGGGGGGCAATGCCCCCCGTTGTTTAACCCCGTCCGCGCTTTCTCATTACTGTGTTGCCGGATTTGATAATCCAATCACCATTGGATAGGTCGGCGGATCTAACGCCACCCACGCTGAAATCAACGAACGTGATCAGGTCGGGGTATTCATCACTAGGACGCTGATCATTCTCAACGACCTGTCCGTAGGCTTTCCGGATATCCCCGTTCTTCTTAGTGAATACCATTGTCATGATCCGACCTTTAAGCGCCTTCTTGATTGTATCTCGAGTATTCATTTTATTAATCCCTTGTTTGTTTCGTTGTAGATTATATAGATCACATTCCATCCCATAAATAAAGATAAAAAAAGAGATTACCCCACATTAAATGCAATTAGTATGCGAACGGTTCGCAATCCGCCCGGCTCGCGCTCACTAGGGCGGGGGTAACTGGGTGCGATTGCGTATCAGCTTTGCGTTTATTTTAGGGGGCACCCCCTTATTTCGGGGGGCGGGGTTGACAGAATGGCATGGCATGGCTGCATTGATAAATTCATTGGCATGTATTATTGTTCGGATATGAGCTTAGAACTAGACACGATACCCGAAGACGACCTGCGAGAAATGCTTTTGCTAGAAGAACAGCTAAAGCGTTTGGAAACCCGCGACTTAGCGCATGATAGCTTTATGCACTACGTAAATCATGTTTACGATGGGTTCATAGTTGGTCGTCACCATAAAATCATTGCGGAAAAGCTAGAAAGGATTGCTTCGGGTGACTTGAAGCGTCTGATAGTGAACATGCCGCCTCGACATTCCAAGTCAGAATTTGCGTCCTATTTGATGCCTTCGTGGTTCTTGGGTCGAAATCCTAAGTTAAAAATCATTCAGGCTACCATGAACACTGAACTTGCTGTAAGATTTGGTCGTAAAGTTCGTGACTTGATTGCTGACCCTGTATATGCGGAAGTCTTTCCGAAAACGGACTTGAAACAGGATTCCCAAGCTGCTGGTCGGTGGGAGACTAGCGCGGGGGGTGAATACTTTGCCGCTGGGGTGGGTGCGGCAATGACTGGCCGTGGTGGTGATTTGATTATCATTGATGATCCGCACTCGGAGCAGGACGCATTATCGGCGACTGCCTATGATAGAACCTATGAGTGGTATACATCTGGTCCGCGACAGCGTCTTCAGCCGGGCGGAGCCATTATTATTGTGCAAACTAGGTGGTCAAAGAAGGATTTGACTGGTCGGTTACTGCAAGCGCAGGGTAACGACATCATGGCTGACCAGTGGGAGGTCGTAGAATTTCCGGCCATCATGCCATCTGACGAGCCGTTATGGCCAGAATTCTGGAAAAAAGAAGAATTATTAAAAGTCAAAGCTTCGTTGTCCCCGGGCAAATGGAATGCGCAGTGGCAACAGAATCCTGTGTCCGAAGAAACTGCGATGATAAAGCGCGAGTGGTGGCAGGAGTGGGAACACGAAGATATTCCGAAGCTTGACTATATTATTCAGTCTTATGATACTGCGTTCAGCAAGAAAGAGACTGCTGACTACAGCGCGATAACTACGTGGGGTGTCTTTGAGCCTCACAGCAACGGCGAACAGCATTTGATTATGTTGGATGCTAAGAAGGGTCGTTGGAATTTTCCTGAACTAAAGGTCATAGCTCAGGAAGAATACGAGTATTGGGAGCCAGATATGATGCTGATTGAGGCAAAAGCGTCTGGCACACCTTTGGCTGACGAAATGAGGTTACTGAACCTCCCTGTCCTGACATTTAGCCCCGGTCGTAGGAAGGGGGGCGGTGGAATGGATAAAACCACGCGCATGCACATGGCTTCACCTATATTTGAGGGTGGTAAAGTTTGGTACCCTGCTGGTAAAAGGTTTGCTGAAGACGTGATCGAGGAGGTTGCTTCTTTTCCTAATGGCGATCATGATGACTTTTGTGATAGTATGACAATGGCTCTGATGCGTTTTCGCCAAGGGGGCTTTATTAGTTTGAACGGAGAAGAACTTGAGGACTGGGCACCGCCGCGCAACAGGGAATATTACTAAGCCCAAGGTTCGGCTAGTTCCCAACAGGTTTTCAAAGATAATTCTTCCTGAAAAGAAGAAACCCACGAGGATTGCGTAATGGCACAACCTACCCCTACTGAACAGCGTGCAATGTTTGCTCAAGGCTTTAAGAAGCGCATGGGTAACTTGGCTGGCGTGGGGGAGCGGATTGCTACTGACGTGCCGAAGATTGCTTCGGGGTTAGCAAAGGAAGAGATCTTTGGCTTACCGGGTTTAGTTGGTGATTTAATCGTTCCGGCGATGAGCGCCAAAGGACCGCTGGCTCTTGATCCTGCTGTCCAACAAGCTACGCAACAGTTTCAAGAAGAATATGGCGCTAGTGGTTTAGCCAAAAAAGCTGGCGTTGAGTTATCGGACGAGTTTATGGATGCAGAGGGTAACTTGCGTCCGGAGATGCTTGGTCGTCTTCTGGCACCCGGTGCCCTATACGCCAAGACCGCTGGCCTAGCTGGTCTTTTCAAACAAGCTGTTACAAGAACCAAGACCCGAGGTTCGGGGATCGAGAATAAGGGTTCAGGAAACGCGGAACTTGATTCTTCGCCCTCGGAACTGGGTCCTATGGTTAAGGAAGCTGGTTCGGATGAGTTTGTGCCTCTTGAGAATACGGTTGGTGCACCTGGTGCTTCAAATGAAAGTGCTGGATTAAACCCTGTTACGAAAGAAGGCGTTCCTTCTGGGTCTGTTTTTGCGGCTGATCAGGCTGATTACTCACCTGTTCGTAATGCTTTGGACAATGCCGAGTCTGTGATGGGTTTGGGCAAGAAGGGTTTGACTGGCGAGCAGTATTTAGCTCGTTTGAAGAACCAGCCTTCTGTTACTAAAGCCGAGTTAGACACGAGCGGTTTGGCTTCGTTTCTAACTGCCAAGGGTAACATTCGTCGTAAGATGGATGTTGATGAGGTTCTTGATTATTTTAACACCAACAATCCGGAAGTAAAAATTACAAAGCTTCGCAAGGGCGCTGATGATGGTTTGGTACCGGGTGATCGTTTAGACGGCAGTCTTATTGCAGAGGGTTCACAAAGATTTATGGCCAACGCGGAAACTGGGGCCAATATAAATCGGGAAAAAGATTATGGTATGCTGGTTGTGTCTAACAAGAACGCGCCCTCTGCCGCTAAGAATCATCCGCTCACTCACGCTCAGGGTGTGGATGGTAACTTTGCCCACGTCCGTTACAGTGATCATAGGGATGATTTAGCTGGCGGCGACTCTAGGATCTTGGAAGAAAATCAGTTTGATATTTTCCAGCAGATGGGTGAAGGAGAAACTCTTAAGGTAACCAATGATCGCGGGGAGGTAATAAATGAATATGTTACCTTAACGCCTCGGAGAAAAGCTGATTATGACGCTAGGTTGGAAAAGTTGCGAGATGAGCCATCCTTTGTGGCTATGCGAGCGGCACAACAGGACGCGATGGATCTTGGCCTAAAAGCGCGTCAGGCAGACATAGACGCTAAGTCTATTGATGCAGAAGCTCGAAGCCTGTCGGATTTAACGGTGCCCTTGAACCAGTCTGCGGATGTCTTTTATCAAATAGGTCGAGACTTACGTCTCAACGATGCTAATCCAGTAGTTATTGACTCTCAACTAAGCGTCGCCGCCCCTGACTTTCTTAACTCCGTTGTTCAGGATGCTACGATTAAGTTTGATTTAAACGAGGGTCAGGCAAGGCTTGCTCTTGATAACGCTCTTAGAAGTTCACCCGAGGAGTTATTCCAGCTGAACTTTGATCCAACGACTGGGGTACCAATAAAAAATATTCCAGTAGGAAACGCCGCCGCCGATATGGCTAAGAAGATTCAAGACTATGCTGTTGCGGCGGTGTATAACAACACTGACGCCGCCCCAGATCAAGTGCAACGACTTCGAGATGTGTTTTCAAAGTCGATATCAAATCGCACTGTTGACTTTAAGGGTGCTATTGACAATAAAAATCGTTTTAAAGAAATAGACCAATCGAGAATTACGTCTCGTGAGGACTATATGAAAGCGCAACGTCAAAAAGAAAAGGCTGAAGCCAAGGTACAGAATCTAAAAAATAAAGTTTTCGATGATTTGCCTGACGATTTTGTGCAATATGTGTACGACGCACCTGACACGGGTATGGTAGGAATACCTGTAAGAGATACCGATGTTCAGTTTGTACCTGCACAGCCGTTCAAAACGTCGATGCAGGCGTCGCGTCATAATATCATGATGGCTATTCAGGATGCTAAGAAGAATAACTTAAAACGTATTTACTTCCCCGACTATCGAGATATCGCTGAAATCCGTAGAGATGAGCTAACAACAGATAAACCTTTTAGTCCTGAGATGTTTAAGCTTGGGTACAAAGACGCACCTGAAAAAGTTATTAAAGAACTGAAACAGCAGTACCCTGAGCTAAAAACAGGAACTGTTTCTATGGACGACTTAGTTGCAAATGTTAATCAAGTAAGTGACGAGATAGAAGGATACCCACTAACATACATAGACCTTACGTCCATACCTGATGAGACCATAATACCTCGAAGATATGCCGCTGGCGGCAAGGTTGACCTACGGTCTGGCATTGGCAACGTATTTAAGTTATATTCGTAAAAGATAAACAAGGAGCCTTTTAATGGCACTACCACCACAGATGGTTGACATGGCAATGGGCGCTGGCGGACCAGCGAACATGATGCCTGAAGAAATACAAGTAGAGTTACCTGCCGAGGATCAACTACCTGATGGCATAGAACTTGTGGGCGAAGAGCAGGGGTTCGAGATCCAAGCTGAGATGTACGACCACGGTGCTAACTTAGCCGAGGTTCTGAGTGATTCCGAACTTGGCTCTTTGTCCTCGGACCTTCGTGATAAGGTTGACGATGATCGTGAGTCTCGGTCTGACTGGGAAGATGCCATATCGAGTGGTATGAAGTTGTTGGGTGTTAACTACGAGGAGCGGAGTGCTCCGTTCTTGGGTGCTAGTGGTGTTCACCATCCGTTGCTTAGTGAGGCTGTCACGCAGTTTCAGGCGCAGGCATACAAAGAGATGATACCTGCTGGCGGACCTGTGAAGACGAACATAGCTGGCACACCTGACGCGGCTCGTGAAGATCAAGCCCAGCGTGTAAAAGATTTTATGAACTATCAGGTTACGGAAGTGATGGAAGAGTTTGATCCTGACACGGATCAGATGTTGTTCTACCTACCGTTGACGGGTTCTACATTTAAGAAAGTATATCAGGACGCAGGCAAGGATCGGGCTGTATCTAAGTTCATTCCTGCCGATGATTTGATTGTACCGTATTCTGCTTCTGACTTGGGCACTGCCGAGCGTGTGACGCACGTTGTTCGCATGACCGAGAATGAATTGCGTAAGATGCAGGTTGCGGGTGTTTATCGTGACATTGAGCTACAGGCATCGGATGAGGAAGATGAAAGACCTATTAAACAAACTGAGGATGAGCTTCAGGGCGTTCGTCCATCGTATTCGGATGACGTATATACCTTACTTGAAATCCACACTGAGCTTGACCTTGATGGTTTTGAGGATATGGATGCGCAAGGTGAGCCAACTGGTATCAAGCTTCCCTACATCGTCACTCTGGACGATGCTTCGGGAAAGGTATTATCTATTGTGCGTAACTATAGGGAAATGGATCCCTTAAAGAAAAAGCGCCAGTATTTTGTACATTATAAGTTTTTGCCCGGCTTTGGCTTTTACGGCTTTGGCTTGTTGCATACGATAGGGGGATTGTCTCGTGCCGCGACTTCGATTCTTAGACAACTCATCGATGCGGGGACGCTCTCTAATCTTCCTGCTGGTTTTAAAGCCCGTGGCGTTCGTATTCGCAATGATGATGAGCCGCTTAGTCCCGGCGAGTTTCGTGATATTGATGCTCCCGGTGGTGATCTTCGGAATGCTCTTATGCCCCTTCCATACAAGGAACCTTCTGGGACACTTGCTCAATTACTGGGCGTTATTGTCGATTCAGGCCGGAGATTTGCACAGGTTGCAGACGCAAAAATCGCCGATGTCAACTCACAAGCCCCAGTCGGGACAACCGTTGCACTGATCGAGCAAGGCTCGAAGATCATATCAAGCATTCACAAGCGTTTGCACTATGCTCAGAAGCAGGAATTCCGTTTGCTGGCGCAGGTGTTCAGTGACAATCCAGTGCCATACCCATACTTTGTTGGGCAGGACATGCCTGCTGAGATTATGGCGCAGGACTTTGATGGTCGTATTGATGTATTGCCTGCCAGTGATCCATCAATCTTTTCTATGTCACAGCGTTTGTCGCTAGCACAGACACAGTTGCAGTTGGCTCAAGCCGCACCGCAGATGCATAACATGTACGAAGCCTATCGTCGTATGTATGATGCGTTGGATGTGAAGAACATCGACGG